GTTGTAGATATTAAATGCAAAGATATTAAGGAGTCAGAATTAGCTCAAACTATAAAGCCACTTGTTTATTGTTCTAGTAAAATTGATTTCTCAGAAATGAGACGATATGACGAAGTATTAAGAAATGCAATAACAGTCGGTAAAGAATTGGGTTTATTTAAGAAGGAGAATAAAAGTATGTTTAATAATCACACAGCAGCTTTTAGAGTTGCACAGGTAGGAACAGATAAGATTTATATTTACAATGCGATTGGTATTCCAAAGGAGAATATTAAATATGAGACAGAGTTTGTTAATAGAACTAAGGAAACTTATTTAAATATCAAAGGCGAACATAAAGTTGAAGGTATTGGATTTGAGAATGAAATTGATGTTCATTTACTTATTGATACTGATGTATATGATAAGTATGAAGTTGATTTCCATGATGGTCTTGTTTTTGTGTTTTTACATGAGATTATCAATGAGAAGCCTGTTTTAGAGGATGTTTCAAAGAATGATTAAAAAGGAGAATATACATATGAGTAATTTGAAGGAAAAATTAACAAAAGGTGGAGCAACAGCAGTTATTGTCATTACAATTTTGGCATTATGCTATGGACTTAGTTGGATTGTTACATGTGGAATCATTAAGCTTATTACAATGTGTTTTGGATTAACATTTAAGTGGTCTATTGCAACTGGTATTTGGCTGATTATTTGTATTTTAAAGTCAGTTTTCAATGTAACAGTAAAGAAATAGAGTCAAAGGAAACTGACATTTCTTGGTGCAGATTGGAGAATATTATTATGGAATATAAAAGAGGTCGTAGGGCATGTCTTAATTTGATACGAGATCCAGTAGATAATTACATAGAACATAAAGATGAAATCGAAGAAATTCTTAAACCATTCACAGTAATTCCACGAAATAAAATATCTAAAGTAGATACAGACCAATGGTTATATGTTAGTTCAACTCAACAAGATAAAAGATATGTAAGAGCAGTTGAAATTTGTAATGGTAGTAAAATTTACAGTACGGATGAAAATGACTTATATGAATTAGACAAAGAATTGAATGAACTTGGATTTAAGACAAGAATGGGTAGAAATTGCGATACAGGAACTTTAAGTATTGCAGTTTTGGAAGAACCTGAAACAGAGAATATATAGTTGGAGGTGAGAAATGTGAGTATGGTGAATTTAAATTTACACATAATTGTATTAATTGTGTTATGTCATTTAATTGGTGATTATGTGTTGCAATGTGATTTTATTGCACAGACAAAAGGAAAGAATTGGTATCATTTATTTGTACATTGTGCATTGTATTGTGTTCCATTTTTAATAGTATTCGGTTGGACATGGCAGTTGGCAGTAATTTTTATTTCGCATCTGATTATTGATCCGTTGAAAGCAAGATGGAATAAGATTACATACACTACAGACCAGACATTACATTATATAATCGGAATGCTTTATCTTATTGGTTAATCAACCAAACAATTTCCAATAAAATTAAAAACTGAATAAGAGAATAAGTAAGTGAGGTAACACAATGGTTATTTATAGACCACATAGAGGTGGATTAAAAGAAGCTATGGCAGAAGCGAAAGAATTTAATTCTATAGATGAAATGAAACGATATATTTGTGATAAACACAATAGATCAATTCCTTGGTTTCAAATTAAACCAACTGATATTTATATTCAGGATACGGAAAGTTCAGATGAAAGAGTTAAATGGCATAATTTATTCTATCTTTTATATGAAAGAGCAAGCAAAATTAGTGATGTAAAAGGATTTTGCAGATATATGGGTATTTCAGAAGGCGATCCTAATCTTCCAGATGACGATAGAGATATTTATTTCTTGGAAGATAAACCAATGGGCGTTATTGGTATGTGTTCAACAGATTATGAAAGAATATAAAGATATAAAATTGTTGTCTAAAATAAAATTTTGGAGGATTAAAATGAAGATCAAAGAACAAATATTACCAATGTATAAGCAACAAGTATTTGATGCAAATGAAGATTTATTTCTAAGAGATAAATATGTTATTTTTGATACGGTTGAATTGTGCTATTTGGATTGCTGCGGCAGAGAGCATAGTATTACTGAAAATCCAATACTAACAAAAAATAATGAAGGTTATCAAATTTCATTTAAAGGTCAAAAAAAGAATTTGAAATATTTAGTTAAATATTTTTATTTGATTGAAACATCATCAATTGAATTATCACAGGATGAAATACCTTTATATACAAACACAGATGGCAGTATGACGATTCCATATAATAATTATATGCCACATAAGATACATTTTTGGGATTTATGTCCTAGATTATATATCAAAGAATACTAAGTCTCTAATAATGTTTAGTAAAAATTAAAATCGAATAGAGAATAAGTCAGTGAAAGGAAAAAATTATATGAAATTATTTAAAACAGTAGATGACAAATTAAAAGAGATTGGGTTTGTAAAAACAAAAGAGAATGAATATGGTGTAGAGTATGAAAAAACCAATGCAACTGATACATACGAGTATATTCATAAAGTTTGTATTCTACATAAAAGTTCTGGTAAACACATTTTACAGTCTTATGATCCAGATTTGATGGATGAAAAGAAAGTTGGGAATATATGTGTTGGTCTTACGGGATATGAGATGAAGTTATTTCTTAAAAAGATGAAACAGATTGGTTTGTACAGCAAATAAATAAATCACTGTTTCTTTGGAAATTCGAGGAGGTGAGAATATGGAAGTAAGAGTTAGATTATCGGATGCACATAAGACAATTAAAGAATATGAAAACTTAGGATACAGATTTATCGGATCAGCACAAGATATTGAATATGTAAACCTTTTCTTTGAAGAAGTCCATATACCAAAAGAGAATAATGTAACAAATATAAAATTTAACATCGGAGATTTCGTAGAAAATAGAGATGGAAGAATTGGTTATATTTCAGATATATGTCATTGTGATGAATGTAAAAAGCGTGGGTTCTTTGAGCCAACAATTCAATATTTAGATGGTACAAGCGATTACATATCTAATTATTCTGTAAAATACGTTTCCAAAGACTATAAACAGATTGGTACTCAGAAATTCGATAATGACTATTATGAGAAAGAAATTGAAACATTGCAACATCAATTAGAAATGGAGAAAAGTAAAAGTGCTTATTGGAAGATGACAGCCAATGGTGAAGAACCTGTTTTAATGAGTACAAGAGAAGGAATGGTTCACATTCTTCGATAGTAACAGAGAATAAATAAGCGAGGTGAGAAAGTGGCAAAGGTAAATTACAGAACTTGTGATATTTGTGGCGACATTCTTAAAACAGATATCCGATGTCATGGTTTTACGAATGGATATAGAATCTGGAATAGATTATTTAACAAATTAGATATTTGCAATAAATGTATGGAAAAGATTCGGTTGCTTTCGATAGACGAGAAAGATGAGCAGGAATATGTTAATAAACTAATTGGTAATATGAAAAATTATTCTAACTGCGATTGTCAATCAGCTTATTGTGAAGGTCTTGATGATGCTTTAAGCGTGTTAAGTCATCGAAGATTACATTTGATTACGATTAACAGAGTGAAATAAATTCTAAGAACAATTCAGTTCAAAAATTCCAAAAATAAAATGTCACGAATAATATATAAAATCCGTGACAAAAAGAGAATAAATAAATGCGGAAAGCATTTTGTATGGGTGGAAGAACAGCATACCATTGGGTTTTTATACTCAAAAATCACTGTTGAAGATAGATTTTACATAAATTTATTTTCTGTATTCCGTCCATTTGGGCGTTTAGATATAAGTTATCAATTAAATTTTATTTATAAGGAGGATACTTTAGAATGGCATTTAAAGTACAAAAAGCAGTAAGAGAAAAAATTTACACAAAGGTAGCACTTATGGCACCTTCAGGCGGTGGTAAGACTTATTCAGCATTAAGACTTGCTACAGGAATGAAAGAGGAACTTGAAAAGATTACAGGAAAACCTTGCAGAATCTTAATGGCTAATACAGAGGGAGCAAGAGGTAGATATTACGCTAACGAGTTTGATTATGACATTATTGACCTCGTAGAGCCTTTCAATCCAGAGCAGTTTTCAGATGCAATTGATTTTGCAGTAAATGAAGGATATGACATTCTTCTTATGGATAGCACTTCTCCTGAGTGGGATGGTAAAGGTGGATGTCTTGAATTACAGCAGAAGGCTGGTGGTACATATCAGGCATGGGGTAAGGTAACTCCTAGACATGACGCATTTATCAATAAGCTTGCAACAAGTCCTATTCACTTAATCGCAACTATGAGAGGTAAAGATCAGTATGAGATTGAGAAGGATGATAGAGGTAAGACAAGCGTTAAGAAGCTTGGCGTTGGTGCAAAGCAGAGAGATGGTTTTGAGTATGAGTTCACTTGTACATTTACAGTAGACCAGAAAACACATATGGCAGAGCCACAGAAAGACAACACTCATATCTTTGAGAATGACAATGCAACACTTCTTACAGAAGCACATGGTCATAAGATTATTAAGTGGGCAAACACTTCTGATATTGAGCCAACAAGACCTAAGTTCACAGCATCTACAGCAGCGACAGAGCCAACGGAAGATATTACAGCAATCAAGAAAGAGATTATTTCTCTTTGCACTCAGCTTGGAGGAACAAAAAACGAAGCTCTTATGACAACATTAAAAGAGTTTGTGCCTAGCGGAAATCCAAATGCAATTAAGGATATGCAGAAAGCAAAGGATTGTTTAACAAAGATTAAAGAAATTCAGCCAGTACAGGCGTAATTATAAGGAGGACAAAAATACATGAATAAAGTAATTTTAATGGGAAGACTCACAAGAGATCCAGAGGTAAGATACACACAGGGCGACAATGCATCGGCAGTGGCAAGATTTTCTCTTGCCGTTGACCGTAGATTTAAGAAAGATGGAGAGCAGACAGCAGATTTTATCAATTGTGTAGCTTTTGGTAAAACTGGTGAGTTTATCGAGAAGTATGGTCGTAAAGGCACAAAGTTTGTTGTAGAGGGACGTATTCAGACTGGTTCTTATACAAATAAGGATGGACAGAAGGTATACACAACAGATGTTGTTGTTGAGCAGGTTGAGTTTGCAGAGAGTAAGACTTCTG